CGCCGAGCTGAATATCCATGCGGTGGTCGTCGTGCGGCCAAGCAGATTTTCATGCGACTCGATGATCTGCACGTCTCCCCGGATCGGCGGGATTTTCGCCAATTCCTTTTTATCGATGGCCACGCCAAGGCGCCGTCTGGGCGTGATTAGGAAATACATAGCTCATACTCGATACTGTATATACGTACAGTTAACGAGAACCGCAGGGGATGGGTCAATACTGTATGAGGGGATTTGCGACGGAGGGGGTCAGGCGTAGATCCAGAACAGGATTAGGACGATGCTCACCCAAGACAGGGTCAGCAGAAAGGATAAGCCAGCAAGTCTCGGGTCCATGGTTTCGCCCAAATCCGTATGGGCGGCATTTTATGCATGTGGACTGTTACGGCAATAGTGGCGATTGGCACACATCACGGATGTAGGCCTGCGCCGCTTTCAGGGCTGCTTGATCGGAGATGATGCTGGCTCGGAGATCAAGAACAGCGCGTCCAACTGCTGCAGAGAGTTCGACGGAGCCTGCATCACCCACGCCGGCGGCGCTGGCGGTTTGGGACACGCTTCCGCCACCGGCACTACAACTTCCCGCGATGCGCAACCGGCGAGTGCCGTCAGCAACAGCGCGGCGCAGAGTTTCGTTTTCAGCATTGGCCTTTTCCTTCTGTTCTGTGGCGTCTTTGTCCAGGGCGGCAAGTTTCTGCTCGGCATCCTGTTGTTTGGCGAGCGCCTTGCGCGCCTGATCGGCTCCCGCATTGGCAATCAGCGCGATATCGGCCTGGCGGCCGGCTTCGTTGGTGGCGATGACCTTGCTGTAGGCGTTAGCCTGCCAGAGCCATGCCCCGGCAAAGCCGATGCCGATCAAGGCGATGACTGCTAGCGCGTATGCCAGCAGCTTGACCCGCACGTCAGTCACGCCAGCACCCCGCCCGCTGCCAGGTACTGGGCGAGAAGATCTTCAAGCTTATGCTCGCGCTGGTCGTAACCAGCCCCGGGCAAGCTGGCCCAGATGTTCCGACACTTCTGGATCGCGCTTTCGACCCTGCCAGCCCTTATATCGTCCAACGCCCGGCGCTCTCTTATCAGTTGGATATCCCAGCGGTCCTGACTGACTGGACCGAAGTCCGGCAGCTTCAACTGATCCCGGTAGTGCGCGTAGTCCTTGAGCATGAACTGATAGCGACCGGATGCATTTGAGGTCTGGCCGGATTTGCTGAACACCTTTGATTTCCGCCCATTGGCAAATGGGTGAGTGCTGTAATCGGTGAACAGCTCAAGCTTGCCATCGGTTCCCGTCACGATGACGTTGTAGCCATCATCGGAGCGCTTGAGGTAGTCGCTCCCAAGTTCCGACCAAGCCAGCAGGTCTAGAAACGCGAGCACGTTGCGCCCGCCAGCGCCTGTTTCTGTAATTCGTGCCATTCACTTTTCTCCAGACGAAAAAAAGCCCGCGGATGGCGGGTCATTGGATAAACTGCGCTTTCCACGCATGGAGGCATTTATGAAATATCTTCTTACTCTCGCAATCGCAGCCTTGATGACAGGTTGCGCACACTACAGCGACAGCACTACCGGCTCTGACAGCGTTAACCGACAAGTCGGGAGCAAAGGCTATAACCACAGTTGCGATGCCGAGCCCAAGAATCAGCCCGGCTGCTATGACCCTGCGCCCACCTTTTCATGGGGGTTTGTCGACAAATTCAAGCTCAAGCTCGGAGCTGAATAGTCCCGTTTGCTATTCCGCGGCCTGAGCCTGCTCGGGCACGTCCTCGGCGGTGATGGTCACCTCGGCGCGATAGGTCTTGATGATCGAGACGACCGACATCGTCTGAGTTGGGTAAACGCCGAGGATGGACTTCACTCGCTCTTCGGCATCCTCGAAAGTGGCAAACCGGTCATTGTTGACGGGGTCGAAATTGTTCGATGAGTTCACGATTGCGAATTGCATATTAAATCTCCGGCGAGGCGACCGAGATGGTCAGTGTCTTGATTAGAAATTGGAAACATCGACAACCATGTACGAAGACTGGGTCGATTCCGCAGACGGGTAGCCCTGAGAGTTCGCGGGCCGGTCGTTAAAGTTGTAATAACCTAAGTTCTTGTAAAAGTTACATTGGGTTGATGGGGTAGACACAAAACTGGAAGTCCATCCGCCGACCGCAATAGTAGGAGCACCCGGTAAGATCTCTACCAACATTAGCCAGCCACGCTTGGCCTGAATGATAGCTGGTACTTTACCAGCGTAGTTCGGCGAATACGGGTTAGGGTTCGCATTGTTATTGATGTCTAGCTGGATAAAGTCGATAACCCGCATGTAGTTTAAGCGGGAGTCAAAAATTGTCCTTCCGTTACTGGGGTCTCTAACTATCAACTTTGGCCAGTTTGCAGGTCCAGCCGTGTACTGTGGAAGATCGAAGTGCCAGTAATCGACAACAGCATTACCCCCCGTCGTGCAAATTTGGTAGGTGGCATTTCCGCCAGAATAGGTCACTCCGAATATGGCGCATGGGTTCTGACACCTGAAAGCTAAAACTCCTTGGTCACAGGGTAGGGTCAAGTAAAACTGAGAAAGACCCTGAATACTTGTTGGAGTGGTAGTGATGCTCCCTTTGGCCCTCAACGCTAAATTTTGGTAGGTGCCATCGATAGTCACGTTTCCGCTTTGATTTCTGAATTTTACTGTTGGCATTAATACAGCCCCACCAGTATCTGGGTTCCTACAGGCATGTTATTCCATGTCAATGCCGTACCGGACAGCCCGATGCTTGTAGACGATGGATACCCCCCCGACACATCCACACCCGGCGGGAATCGCATGAAATACCATGGGGTTCCCTCAACGCCGGGGAAATTATATCCAGAAGATACGTTCCCCGCGCTGATCAATATTGTTCCGAAAATGCGGGTGATCCGGTCCGTGAGTTCCAAGATCACCGCCCCATTATCAGGCCTTCTTAGCCTTAATCCTGCCACAAAACCACCTCTAGTTAAGGCTCAGTTCAATAGCTGCTATACCGTTTGAAAAAAGGTACATTCCTGACGGGTTCATCTGTATGTAGTTCCCGTTATTCGGGTGCCTCATAATGATGTTCGGGTCTCTCGTAATCAGCTGCATAACTGGAAGGCCTTGAGCCGTAAGGGTTGACGAGTTGATGTCCGCAGATACTAGGAGATTCGTAACAGTGGCCTGTTTGATCACTGCGTCCGATATGTATGTTTGACCGTTCTCAATGATGAATGGCGAGGTCACGTTGCCTGCGACATCACGAATTACTGCGAAACGGTCAGCCGCCACAACGAATTGTGACTGTACCACTCCGGCGTTATTGTCCAGACTGATGCCGAATCCTGCCACGTACCGCAAGCCGTTCTGCGCCAAATTGAGACGGACGCTGTAGGCTGCGGCAATCTTGCCCGCCGAATCGGCAGTGGTGGACTGAAGCGTCTGGATCTGCGAAGTCTGTGTGCCGACAGTCGACTGCAGCCCTGTAATACTCGTGGCCTGAGCGCTGATGGTGCTTCCTTGCTGCGTGACCGTAGTAGTCAAGGCAGATAAAGCTTGAGCAGAGCCAGCAGCCGAGCGGCGACCAACCGCAATGTACCCAATGTCGATGGCAGCGTTAGTGTCGCCCGAGTTCATCATGTCCAGACGAATCGCCCAGATCCCGGACTTGCCGAACCATCCCGTATTGCCGGACAGGTCAAGCTCGATGTCCTGCCAATCCTCCGTTGTCAGGCTGATCGGCCAGTTGAATCGGCGGGCCTCGGCCAGCCCACCATCCTCGTTCGCCCAGTACATTGCAGCCGATGCGCGAGATGTGCCCTTGCGACGCAAGCGGATGCGCAGGAAGGGGTTCTCTGAGCCATTGATGTTGCCGAACGAGTTGGTCGCTTGGATCGTTGTGTATTTGGATACCGTTGAGAACAGCGGACCGGCCGTAATCGTAGCGCCAGCCGTGTTCGCCACCCATCCGCGTGTCGAGCCGGTCATTTCCCAGGCATAGCCAGCGACAAAAGGCGCCGCTGAACCGATGCTATTTTGCAAGTTGGTGATGGCCGAGCTTTGGCTCGTTAGTGTCCCCTCTACGCTAGTCACGCGGTTTGTCAGGGAGTTCAGCGCCGAGGCGCTGGCCTTGGTGGCAAGCCCGTCAGTGGTGCTATTTACCGCGTTTTCGAGAGTGGTGGTCCGAGCTCCGACGCTAATAAGGGTGTTTCCTTGCTGCGTGACAGTCGAGGTCAAGGAGTCCACGGCGGCAGAGGTTGCAGCGGCTTGCGTAGCGGTGGCCGAGCCGGACGCCCGATAACCAGTAGCAGAAGCGCTCTGCTCAAACTGAACGTTATCGACCTCGATCCACATGTCCGCCGTTGCGCCAGAGCGGTTCAGCAGGCGAGCGGCGAAGATAACGGCCCTTACTGAACCAACAGGTGCTACGGCGGCGAACGAGAACCGTGAAAATGTAGTTCCTACGACAGTCTCTGCCAGTTGCGACGTAGAAATAACTACGTCTGATGAGTTAAGCCATTGGACGTACATCGCAAGCCGTGCCGATGGGCTTGACATGCGCACGTAAGCGCTGAGCGTGTAACTCAGGCCCGCCACTACCTTTGGCCTGTCAGCCGGGGCCGCACTGATGTTGATATCGATGTACGACCCGTTAGTCAGCCCCGCCCTCGTAAGGCGCACAGCTTTGACGCTGGACGGCAGCGGCGAATCAACCATGGTCAGGGTCGGAGCCATGCCCGCGCTACTGCCAAGGCGCCAGAACGACGGAACGCCATCGGTGCCGATCTGCTCAAAAGAGCTGTTCGGCAGCAGGTTATCAGCGCCCATGTCGCCGATGCTATTGTTCAGCTGGGTGATCTGCCCGCTAACGCTCGTCAGGCCGGTTTCTGTCTGCGTGACGCGCGCGGTCAGAGCGGTGGTTGCTGCGGCTTGCGTGCTGATATTCGCGGAATTTACCTGACCGTTGTCCTTCCAGCCGGTAACGATGTTGCCTATTTCAAGTTGAACACGATCCCATTCAGCAAACCCATTTAGGACGCCCGTGCTGCCGCCAGTTCGCAGAATGAAATTGACGCTAACGGTTCCGGCTGGCAGGTTCGCGAAATCGAGACTGACGCGCTGCCAGTCTGCGGACAGCACGAACGCGGCGCTGTTTCTGGTGGTGATCACGCCGGTTGCGTTTACAGGCTGGATATACAACCGCGCAAACATCCCCGCAGTTCCTCTGACGTAGGTAGAGAGCTGGATATTTTGCGAGGCTGAAGCGGATGGACGAGCCGTGCCAGTGGGAGTGATATCCACGTAGGTCGCGCTAGTGGTCGTTACGTCGAGTCTTTGTGCCTTGCCTTTTGGGTCGAGCGTCGAGGCGACAACGGATGGCGTAGCGGCTGCCCCAGAGGGGATGCCCACCGCGAACCCGTCAGCGACAGTTCCTGAGCCCGTGTCGAACGATGGGTTAAAGACAAGGTTCTCCCCCCCCACGCTCGACAGATTTGCGGTGATGTTGGTGATCGCATTCCCGGTCGCCGTCAGGTCTGTTCCCTGCTGGGTAACCGTGTTGCTCAGCGCCTGGACCGTTGCAGCTTCGGCCTTGGTCGCCACCTGCGCCAGCGCACTTGCAGCAGCCGCAGCAGCATCCGTCGCCGCTTTGTCTGTAACCGCGTCCCACTTGCTCCCAGTCCAGCGTTTTGGAGTGTTCGCGTTGTTGGTTGTATCGATCCACAGGTTCTGCGCCAGTTGATCAGCAGCCGCCGGCGCCGCCGACTGAACGATGACCTTGCCCTTTCCGCCCGCCAGCGTGTTTGCCGCATTCGCGGCGCTTTGCGCAGCGGTTACGTTCTGGTTCGTGGTCGTGAGGCTGTTATTCAGGCCGGTGATCGCCATGCCCTGACTGCTGATTGAGTTTTCAGCAGTCGTGACGCGGCTCGACAAGCTACTGACAACGGACGAATCTGCCTTGCCGTCTAGGGAGGTTTGCAGGCCGGTGATCTGGTTCGCCTGCGCGGTGTTCACGCCCTCGATGCTGGTGATCTTGGTTTCAGTGGTGGTGACGCGCGCGGCAAGGCCGTTCGCCGTCTGCACTGCCTGGCCCACGTTCAGCCAGTAGGTAGTGTTCGGCGGTGGCGTGTTGAGCGGTACGTTCTGGAGGGCCTGATAAATGATCCCGTCAGCGCCGAGCACGCCCTGCCCGGCCGTGTAAGTCTGGTCAGACTTGTACGGCATCGAGTCTGCCAGATCCGCGATCTGATCGATCTGCGCCTGCAGCTCGGCCTGCACCTCGGTCACGGTGTTGCTGACGTCGGTGATCTGGTCGCCCAGGTCGGTTCTCACCTGGTCGAGGCGTTCGTTCACCGAACCCGGGCCGTCGCCGCCGATCTTGCCAATTTCCCCCAGCAATTCCTGACCCAGTTGGCTTTCGGTGATCTCGCCGGTCAGGTAGTCGAGGATGTCATCGGCATCGGCGCTGGCCTGGCCGTTCACGACAGTTGGTGCTTGCGGGAACCACGGACCGACGTTGCCGGTGCGGTCGACGAGGCGCGCCCAGAAGAAGAACGACTGACCCGCGCGCAGGCCCTGCATAGTGTAGTCGGTTTGCGGGTAGGCCAGATCGGCAAGCTTGGTCGCGCTATCCAGCTGAGGCGCTTCGCTGTACCAGAGTTCGGTACGCTGAGTGTCCTCGGCTCCGGCGGGAAAAGTCCATTTCAGACCGATACCGAAGATCAGGCTTTCCGTCGTCAACGAAGTCACCGCCGGCGGCAAACCTTCCTTACCATTCAACTGGGTCAGCACCGACGAGCGCCATATCGACGAAATGTCGTAAGCACTGACCGCACGTACGCGAGCCAGGTACGCGCCCGAGTAGATGCCGGTGATATCGACGCTCGTGTTACCGGTGCGCTGGACCTTGATCCAGTTACCGTTGTCCTTCCGCCATTCGACGTCGTACCCGACAGCGCCGTTTACGGCAGGCCAAGTGATCGTCATCGTGGTGACGGCGATGCCCTGGTCAATCGCAGATGTTGCGGACAGCGTAACGCTGGCCGGGGCTGGAACGACAGTGATCGGAATAACGCTGATCGGCCGGTCTTCGAGTTTTGCACCGGTGTCGATGTATGCAAATTTGCTAGGCTCGAACTGGAGCGCAGCGATCTCATAGTCGCCTTCGGCGGTGCGCTTCCTGCTGAGTACGCGATACAGCGGGATAGCCAGGTCATCGGCATCAAGTGCCCACTGGAGTTGCGGCGCGGGGGTCTCGCTGTAGGCGGTGGTCACCGTGACGGCTCGTCCTGCTACAGACTGGACAGTGCGGCCTTCGGCCTTGCCGCTTGAGAGGTTGATTATCAAGCGGTCGCCAGCCTTGGCCTGGGTGTCTCGGTCCAGCGTCACGACGCGTCCGGCGGCAGCGGAGATTCGGCCGCCGATTTCTCGGCCAGCCAACAACGAATCTGCGACCGGGATGATGTAGCCAGGCAGTGGAATCGCACCTTCCATGCCTGTTTTGAAAGTGACGGTGCGATCCTGATTGTTGCTCAGCACCGCCCATTTTCCGCGACGCTGGGCTTCGGACGCACGGGTGCAGCCGATTGCGCTGATCTCGACCGGCTTGTCACCGAAACGACGCTGCAGGTCTGGGTCCGCGAATGCGGTGACGTCGGTGTCGTAGTTGTTGGCTGGGTTGTCGTAGCTGACGATGGCTCGAGTGTATCGTGTCTTCGTCGACGCGCTGCCGTACGAAAATTTTCCATCGATGACATTCGCGCGAGTGAAAACGTAGTCGAAGTCCTGCGCACGAGGCATATCGGCCTGCATCACGATCTGGCCTTCCGCCCAGTACGTCATACCCCGATAAATGGCAGCGATATCCCGCAGCAGCGTCCACGCTTCGGCCTTGCCTTGGAGATTCATGTCGCAGAGGAATCGCGGCTCCTGTCCACCGACACCATCCGGCACCAACTGGTCGCAATACTGCGCGATCCGGTAAAGCTCCCATTTGTCGACCATGAAGGGTTTAATGCGCTTGCCCAGGCCAAACATGTCATTAACGCAGATGCCATAAGTCGCCCATGCGGGATTGTTGGTCCACGCCGACTTGAAGGTGCCATCCCACACGCCTGAATAGCTGCGCGCCACAGGGTCATAGTTGCTCGGAACCTGCCATTTCTTGGCATTGCATTCAGTGGTCACAGCTGGAATGTTGGTGAACTGCTCGGCGTCGAACTCTATATAGAGCAGCGCGGTGTTCGGGTAGCGCAGTTTCGCGTCGATCACCTCTGTGTAGCCAGCGATCAGCATGGTATCGGCGATCTTGTTGGTGTTCTGATTTGGCGTGATGCGGCGGACGCGGATCTGCCAGCCTGATGTGGCTGCTGGTAAATCGATGCGGCGCGACCGCTCATAACGAGTGGTGGTCTTGCCGTCCACCGCCTCATCCAGCATCTGCTGATAGGCGCCGCCGTCAGTCGCGACATCTATCGCATACTCGATGCGATAGCCGCCGACGTTGCCGTTCTCATCCTGTTGCTGGAGCGCGGGCCAAGCAAAGCGCAGGCGGACGGCGGAAAGCTGGGTGTTGGTCAGTGAACGAACCCAGGCGGTATCGCTGCGCAGTTCGACGTTCACGGTCGTTTCAATCTCGACCGATGGGATGCCCGGGATGTAGGACTGATCGACAGCTCCGGTGCGCCACTCCCATTTCACATTAGGGAAATTGACGTTGCCGCTCGCATCCTCGATAGGCGTGTTATCGAGATAGATGTTGCGGGCGGTCGGCACCTCGTCGAATTCACCCTCACCCACAGCGATCAGAATCTTGGCGACGTTGGTAGAGCGCAGGCTATCCGCGGCCTCGGTAGGAGTTTTGGGGCTGCTGCTGCCGCCCTTGGCGCCACGGATGTCGATTTGTTCAGCTGCGCCCATGCTTTTCTCCAGGCATAAAAAAACCGCCAATCGGCGGTCGGTTAATCCAGTTAAGAATCAGGTTTTGTCTTCGGCGTAGATCGATGCGGAAATGATCGCGCCGCCCCATCGGCGGCGTCCGATGCAGATCGGGACCGGGTTGCCGCTGGCTGTAGTGTTCTTGGCCGAACCGAAGGCGTAGGACGGCAGGTTTTCTGGTGCTGCGCTTTGCTTAAGGCCGGATGACTGCGGGCTGAGCATTTGGATAACGCCACCAAGCACCAGTGAGGCGCCGAGTGACTGGCCC